CAGCCCTCGCCTGCCGTTCCGTCCGGCTGCGTCCAGATCCCCACCTTGAATAGGTGTTTCTGCGTGATCGAGTAGCCGATGAGGACGGTCGCGTCGGCGATGCCGATCTTCCGGCCTTCCGATCCGTCGAACCCGAGCGTGATCGGCTCGGTTGACGAGATCGTCTTGCTGTGGTCCTCGATTGCGCGAAGCTCCGGCATTGTGAGCCAGGCGTCGGACGCGGAGTTGATCTGGTTGAGGAAGTCGGCGCACATGTCCGCCGGATCGTTATCCGGGTGCCAGAACGAGTCCGCGATGCGTTCCAGGTCGACCCAGCCGGGCTCGCACTCGGGGTCGTGGATTGCGCAGCCGCGCGGATCCCGAGCCGAGTCGCCGTAGGCGATCCGCAGTCCCTCGATGAGAGACTCGCGGTCCGTGATGTCCGTGTCGAGCGGCGCCTGCCTGTGGTCGTAGTAGAGGCCTCGCGAGGCTTCCTTCTTGACCTTCCCTGCCTTCACCAGCTCATAGAACCGCGCGGTGTTTTCAGCGACCGACCGCTCGCCGATCGTGAAAGCGTTCGGCGTCTCGATCGTCAACCCGCCGAGCTTGTCGGCATTGGACCTTAGCGTCTTGGCGAGCTTCGGCCCGCCGTTGCCGGGTAGCCAGGTCTCCGTCTGGTCCATCACGGCCATTACGGCTTTGGCACCCTTGACGGAGGTCGCCGAGGACGTGCGCTTCTCGATACGCCCGCGCCGCAGAGCGACGAAGCTATCCATCGGGTCGATGCCGTACTCGTCCTCAGCTGGCGAGCCCCTCAGCATCTCCAGGAGCGGATCCCACGTGTTCGCCGTCTGATCGTCCGTCGTTGCCGTGACCTGCACGAGCGGCGTTCGCCTCGTCGACCACGGCACACCGACCGGCTGGCCCTCCGCATCCCACCCGTCGCACAGGACAGGCCCCATCGCTTCGGCGCAGCAGATCGCTGCTAGGAACGGGGACTTGCCCCAGCCACGAGGGCGCGAGAGGACAGCGCGCTGCTTGAGCCTGCGCCCTGTCTGCGGGTCCAGCTCGTACACATGAACCAGGAAGTCGAGCTGCTCCTGCGTCGGTACGAACGGAATCAGCTCGTCCTTGTCCGGCGTCAGCAGGAACGCTGTCATCCAATCGGCGACGTCATAGCCGAGCGTGGGAAACTCGTCCTCTTCGTCGATCGGCATCCAGGGCATTACTGCACCGCCTTGAGGACTGTCTTTCGCCCCCTCGCACGAGACGAGACCGGCAAGGCCTCAGCGGATGGGCCGTCATCTTCCAAGCCATCCGCGACGGCGAACTGGATCCGCAGCCTAGCGCGGTCCTCGGGCGTTGCACCAAATTTAGCGACGCGCAGACGAAGCTCTGCTGCGACCTTGAAGTCACCCTTCCAATACATGGCATGCAGATAGGCCGTATCCATCAGGAAAGCCCAGTCTGTCTCGGTGTACTCGGCAGATAGAGGCGACTCGCCCCACATCTTCCACCAACGCTTCGTGATCGTCGGCCAGTTGAAGCGCTTCTTCTTCGGCACGCCGAACTCATCGACGACGACCTGCTCGATAGTCGGAAGCGAAGGCTGCTCTACCGGCTGAGCCGTGATGATCCGGAGCACCTGCGGATCCTTGTTCCGACGAGCGCGCGAGCCTTTCGGCTTCGGCGCAGGACCGCGACCAGCCACACAGATCACCCCCAGCCATTCAGCAGAATAGCAACGAAATAAGCGTTACAATAGGACACATGAAAACGTGCGAACAATGCGGCCATCAGCTCAAAGCCTGGGCGCGAGCCGATGCGCGCTTTTGCTCGACACGCTGCCGAGTCGCTCATCACCGCTCGACCCGAGCCGACGAAGCCGCCGGTCTCCCCGTCGAGCTGACCACCCGCGACCGCTGGGTCAACCACGTCAACAAACGGCCCATGTGCGCACGCACGGGCGCGTGGGCTTCCGTCACCGACCCGACGACCTGGAGCACGTATGAGGCCGCGAGCGCGACCGGCGCGCCCCTCGGCTTCGTCCTTGGCGACGGCGTCGGCTGTATCGACCTGGACGCCTGCCTCGACGAGAACGGCATCCCGAACGAGACTACTCGCATGCTGCTCGCGTACTACGAGGGCTCCTATGTCGAGATCTCCCCGTCCGGACGGGGCCTGCATATCTGGGGCACCGCCGCCCCACGCCGCGGCTTCAAGCGCGAGTGGAAGGGGCAGCGGATCGAGTTTTACTCGACTGGCCGATATATCACCATCACGGGCAATGTGTACCAGCCGGGAGCGCTCCTGCCCCTCTGACCACCCTCAGAGCACCCACCCTCCGATGCGCTGTTTCGCGCGGCGCATCAACGAAAAGTGCCCCTCGTAAAATCCCCAGACCCGTACAAACTTAGATCGACAGCTCTTGACGGTGCTGCGGTGGGTAGGGGAGGGGGTCTCCCCTAGGTGGGTCAGTCGATGAGGCCGGGATGCTTGCGCTTGCGCGGCTGGTTTTTCTTCCGCTCAGCAGCGAGCGCCGCCGCAGCTTCCTGCTGCGTCTTACGTTTGTGATGCCAACGGCAAAGCCACTGGAGGTTCACCGCGCGGTGATCGTCACCCGGTTTGATGTGGTCACAGTCTGTCCCTGCAGCCGGGCATCGCGTGCCGTCGTGCAGCAGCGCTTCACATCTGCCGGCTGCGCGGGCGCGAACGAAGGCGCGGCGCTCGGCCCAGTCATCAGGCAGGCGGGCGGCGCGGTCCGAGGTCTCCCATGCCATGCCCGCCCCTCTCATCCCGTATGCACTGACCCCCGCTCCACCGGGGCCGATGGGAGCGGGGGTCAGTACAAGTGCGCGGATTGCCGTTAAAGCAGAAGCCCGTCACTTACGCTCAGGGCCACACTAGGAGAATACGCCGTGACAAGCCCCGTCGCAAGCGACACGCGCCTACATCCGACGTGTCGCCAGCCTCTCAATATCCCCGACCCGGTAGAGGCGATCCCCGCCCCTCCTCGCCCGGGGCGCCAGCTGCCCCCGCTGCGTCCACTTCCGGACAGTCGGATCCTTGATCTGCGCGCCGGCCAGGATCTCTGCGACGCGAGTCGCGCGCGTGCGCGGCAGCAAAGACTCACGAGCTTTCGAGAGCAGCCGCTCCCAGGCTTCGGCGATCTGCTCGACCGCTCCGCACTCCCGGCAAGTCGTGGTGTCCTCATCGGGATCACGGACGAGAAGATCAGCGTCGCACTGGCTGCACGAGCCGACGTAGACGAGACGCTGCCGTCCGGGGGAGGCGAGACGCTCAAGGCGCGCGACTGAGTACAGCACTTCGTCTGCGCACTGCTCGGCTTCCGACCACCTGCGGAGCTTGTCCTCATGCAGGTCGAAAACGCGCGCGACCATCCACCAATCACCCGGGCGCACCCAGTAGGACGGACCCATCACGTGCGACAGGAGCAGCGTCGCCCACGTCAGGATCGAATCGCACATCTCGTCAACCTCGATCATCAACGCAAGGTTAAGAGGAGCCCGCGACGACGGGACACCCGCGCCGCCGACCTGCTCACCCGTGCGCACGCCGTGCGACGCAGCATATGCGAGATCACTCATCAGGCCTGGCATCGACGCGGTCGCCACACGGACGCGAGCAGCGCCGCCACGAGACAGGAACTCTCCATCGAGGAGAGGCTCACCCGTCACCGGGCAAACCCTGCGGTCGTCATGGTCAGTCATCGTAGCCCTCCACCCATGAGGAGAGCTGATCGCGAGTACACTCGATCAGTCCGCGCCGCGCGAGCATCGACCCGCCTCCATCGTGCATAAAGACAGTCACCTCTTCTTTGCCTGGGACCATGACCTCAGCACAGATCACCCAGGCCCCGGTCACTGCTTGCTCTCCGTGTCCTGCCTGTACCAGTGCCGAGAGAGCATCTTCTACTTTGCCCCTCAGCTCTTCCTTCTCGTGGTTCACCTTCTTCTCCTTCTACGGTTCCGCTTGCTTGATTGTTGCTGCTGAGGTGTGCGCGGGTGCCCGGCCTTGCCCTTCCCGGCCTGGCCCGTGCCTGCCCTTCCCTGGCCTGCCCGTCCCGTCCCGTCCCTACCCGACCCAAGAGTATCCGGCTTGATACCCTTCGACGTCGGACTCTGATTCGGACTTGAGTCCGAACCAGGTCGAATACGCGGACCCTCGGACGCGCGTCTCTCGGACGCGCCGGGGTCACGCACAACGGCCTCAGCGGGGCCGCTGGAGCCGCGCCCGGGGTCAACAGGCGCTCCGGACCCTCGGCCCGGGAGCACGCCCCTCGCGGGCGGCTCTGAGGCGGGGTCAACGGGCGTACCCAGATCCACGGACGGCACGGCTTCATATCCGCACCTGGTAAGGAACTCAGCCGACCACACACCGTAATAAGGCGTGGCCGGGACAGGACGCAGCGGCGAAGCTGCGTCGAACGCTTCGCGCGCATGACCGCGCGAGGAATTGCACTCATGACAGGCGACCACGAGACCATCGACCGGGGCGTCCCCCAGCGAGTCCGGATCGACGTGATCGAGCGTGCCGAAGTTGTTGCCGATCGGGCCGGTCCAGCGCACTAGCTTGCCGCAGTAACGGCACTGGTCGCCGTCGCGGAAGATCACAGCAGATTTCTTGTCCTTGTCGCGGTTCTCCCGCGACCTGGCGCGGCGACGCATGACCTCCTCACGGGGCTGGATATGAATGAACTCTTCATCCGTAAACAGGCGCAGTTTCTTCGCGCCGTCCACCTCAACCCATGTGAGCAGTTCTGCGGCCACCGCCGCATCGATGAGGCGCACAACCCGCGAGCGCTCGCCGTCGCGGAAGGCTGCACCTCTCTCGATGATTCCGTCGGTTAGGTGCTTGGCCGAGTAAGTCGCGAGCGCCATTAGGAAACCGAACATCTCGATAATCGAAATGTCCTCGGCCCCCTCCACGTCGAACAAGCTCATGAGCTTCGGGTGGCTCAACGCCTCGTCGCCCACTCGGACCCATGCCATTAGTCGCCCTCCTTTACGGTTGTTTTCTCGATCTCCGACTGCTCCCAGTAGTCCTCCGGGAACAAGTCCCGGGGCCGAAACTCCGGGAAGTTACGCCTCATCCAGTCACGCTCGGTTTTCCGCTGATACTCAGCCTCAAACCGCCGGAAGCACGGCCTACAGCGCGCGTGCCCTGCAGCGAGAACCTCGCCGCAGTCCGGGCAGTAGCGCTCCATCAGAACGGCGGCTCAGACGGGGCAGCAGGTGCTCCCCACGGGTCATGCTGCGGTGCGTCTAGCATCGCGCTTGGCGCCCACCCACCCTCACCAGGACCAGACGCAGACCCCGCCCCGAAGCCTCCCGCGCTCGCGGGCTGCGGCTGGTTGCGGGTGACT